CAAAGACTTGAGGGCGATAAGTTCCAAGTCATACTTCTTCAGACTTGGCATAACCCTGCCAATCTGGATGACAAAGCAATGGCTAATGATGTAGCGGAATGGGTGCGAAAGTATCCAGTTCAGTTGGTTGCCTATTCAGCCAGAACCGCTTCGGCAGTAGCTGCGCGATTAGCTCCTGCTGGTATTAGGGTTGAGCCAATAGATGGCCTTGACTATGCCCAAAGCTGCGATGAGTTACTGGGAGCAATCTCATCTCAGCGGTTGGCTCACTCGGGACAAGATGAGCTGACTAAACAATGCCTATCCGCCGTCAAACTCCCTTTCGGTGACGGCGGCTGGGTAATGGGTCGCAAGGTAAGTAATACGACAATCTGCGGAGCAATTGCCTCGGCTTTAGCGACACATTATGCAACGATGGCTGAAACTGGCGTAGATATTCAAATACTGTAAGTCCGTTCGCTTACAATGTAAGCAATGGGTGCTATAAGAGATTTCCTATTTCCAACAGTCGAAGCGAAAAAATCGGCTATTGATGTTCAAGCTGCATTAACCCCAGTTCAAATTCAAGACCAAATTTATAATATTTTAGGTGGAGCAACTAGCACCACTAGAGCAATTGCAATGTCCGTTCCATCGGTTGCTAGAGCTAGAAATATTATTTGCGGAACTATCGGTTCATTACCTTTAACAACTTTTAACCGCATAACTGGACAATATGTAGATCCGCACCGCGTTATTAATCAACCTGATCCAAGAGTTGCAGGATTTGTCATTTACAACTGGTTGGCCGAAGATATTTGGCTATATGGGGTCGGTTACGGAATCGTCCAAGAAATGTATTCGGCCACAGACGGCGGCAGAGTAAGAGCTTGGACTCGCGTTAGTCCAGACAGAGTAACTGTTGAAACAAATTCAATTAACACAGAAATTACTGGTTATAGAGTTGATGGTTATCAAGTTCCAATGACTGGCGTTGGCTCAATCATTCGATTTGATGGCCCAGATGAAGGATTGCTACACAGAGCTGGTAAAACAATTACTGCAGCAGTTTATCTTGAGAACGCAGCAGTTAATTATGCTAAAGAGCCTTCTCCAATGATGGTTTTGAAATCAAATGGAACTAATTTAACTGCCGAAAGAATTTCATCTTTGCTAGCTGCTTGGAAAACTGCGCGCCAGTCCCGCAATACGGCATTTCTCAACGCTGATATTGATTTACAGCAATTTGGTTTTGATCCTAAAACAATGCAACTTGCAGAAGCGCGTCAATATGTAGCATTAGAATTAGCTCGGGCCTGTGGAATACCTGCCTACTTCTTGAGCGCCGAAACGACTTCGATGACTTACTCAAACGCTGTGTCCGAGCGGCGCTCATTAGTAGATTTCTCACTTCGCCCAATACTTAAAGCGATTGAGGAGAGGCTCTCACTCCCAGATTTCGTCCCAAATCCAGTTATGACCAGATTTATGTTGGACGATTTCTTGCGCGGCAACGCCTTGGAAAGAGCGCAAGTCTATGAAATCTTAAACCGCATCGGCGCGATGAGCGTTGAGCAGATTCAGCGAGAAGAGGACCTAATACCAAATGAAGGTTAATATGCCAATGGCAGTTACCGCTGCCGACACAATAAAGAGAACAATTACTGGAACTATTGTTACTTGGAATGAGCAAGGCAACACTTCAGTAGGGCCAACAGTATTCGCAAAAGATTCTATTGAGATGAAGCCTGTGAAGCTTCTTCTCGAACACGACAGAACTAGACCCATTGGAAAGCTTGTCAGCCACTCTGTTGAAAACGATAAAATTGTGGCTACCTTTCGCATCGCCAATACGATGGCTGGAGAAGATGCCCTAATTGAAGCAACTGAAGGACTGCGCGATGGATTTAGCGTTGGAGCCCAAATAAATGAATGGACAAACAACAAAGGCGTTATGCAAATTACTTCAGCAACCCTAGATGAAGTTTCTCTAGTTACTGATCCTGCAATTGATTCTGCTCGCGTAAGCGAAGTAGCAGCGTCTGAAAATGAAGCACCTAAACAAGATTCTGATTTGGCAACCGCTGATTCAGACAAACCAACCGAAGGAGACCAAGTGTCTGACACTACCGCTCCTGCTCCTGCCGTTGAAGAAGCGGTAGAAGCAGCCAAAGTAGAAGCTGCAGCTCCAAAGCCAGCTTTCTACACAACTCCTCGCCTTGAATTCACAAAGGCGAAGTATCTTGAAAACAGCATCCGCGCCGCTCTCGGCGATGATGATGCTCGCTCTTACCTACGCGCTGCAGATAACACAACTGACAACGCAGGTTTTATCAATACCCCACAAAGCACAACTCTAATTAATGGAGTAGCTAACGGAGATCGCGGATTTATCGATGCTCTCTCTCGCGAAACCCTAGCGGCTAGCGGAATGACTTTCGAATTGCCTCGCATCAATACCGCCCCAACTGTGGCTTTAACAAATGAAGAAGGCGCACCATCTGAGACAGATATGGGAACTGCTTATATTTCCGTAGATGTCAAGAAGTTCGCTGGACAGCAGACAGTAAGCGTCGAACTAATCGACCGCAGCTCACCTGCTTTCTTTTCTGAGCTTGTTCGTCAAATGGAGTTCGCATATGCAAAGGCAACTGACGCTTATGCAGTAACTCGCGCTTCTGCAACAGCAACTGCTTCAACCGCTAAGGCTGGCGCAACAGCTGCTAACTATCTTGCTTTCTTTGCTAATGCTGCAAAGAATTGCTACACAGGATCACTTGGCTTTGCTCGCAATGTCGTAGTTTCTCCAGATGTATGGGCTGAGATTATGGGATTGAACGACAATGGCCGTCCAATTTACATTGCTTCAAATCCTGAAAATGCTGGCGGAGCACTCTCGCCTCGAGCACTTCGCGGAAATGTTGCGGGTCTTGACCTTTATGTTTCCCGTTCTCTTTCTGGAACTGGCGATGGATCAATCTATGTTATTAATCCTGATGCTCTTACTTTCTACGAAAGCGCTCGCTTAACACTTCAGACCAATGTAATTGCATCTGGTCAAATCTCCGTAATGTATTACGGCTATGCAGCAGTAGCTCCAAAGCTTCCTGGTGGATACACCTCGAACGACAACGCATAGTAAAACCCCTAATAGTGAGGGCCAGTCCGCTCCCGAGCTGGCCCCTCACCTAACTGCTTGAAAGGATGACGAAATGCCTACGATAGTTACGGCCACCGAGCTTAGGACAATTCTTGGCGTTTCGTCATCCCTATATTCAGACGCTTATTTAAGCGACATAGTAGATGCCTCGGAGAATCTAGTTCTTCCAATGTTAGTTACTTTCCAAAGCAAAATTAACAAAGTAAAGCTAACAAATAATATTGCTTATTTTGAAACTGCAACGATTCAAGAATTTACAGAAGGCCAATCCGTAATTATTACTGGCTGCGGAGCTCCTTTTAATGGCACTCACACAGTAACCGATGACGAGATTTCAGATTATGTCTTTACAGTCGCAATCACCAATGCAGATATATTGGAAAAAAATGTTATCCCAGCAGGAAACGCTGCGCTCTCTGGACTATCAACCTATGTCGGAAATGCCAATGCTGAAGCTGCAATTCTGGCTATCTCAGTCGAAATCTTCCAAGCAAGAACAGCCGCTGGTGGATCAATAGAAGGCATAGATTTTGCAGTAACCCCTTACCGCTTATCTAAGAATTTACTTGCCAAAGTAACTGGCTTACTAGGGCCTTACCTTGATGTAGAGACGATGGTTGGTTAATGCCATCAACAATTGCCACAGATGTCAGAGGCCAACTTAAAACCGCTTTGGCTGGCTGCACCGCCAACATTTATGATTCAGTTCCAGAAGCGCCCATCGTTCCAGCAATCATTTGCATCCCAGATTCGCCCTATATGGAGCTTGAAGTCTTAGGCAAGACAACCATAAGAGTTAAATTAAATTACACCATAACTGCTTGCGTCGCGTATTTCAGCAACGCCGCTGCTCTGGACAATTTAGAGCAATTAATTATCAGTATTCTTGGAGCGCTAAACGCTTCCAAGTATGAGTTATCGACAGTCGAAAGACCATCAGTAACTGAAGTAGGAACTACTACCCTGCTAGTTTCAGATATACGCTTGAGCGTCCGCTACGAGCAAACCGCATAGGAGACCTAAATGCCAACAACAGTAATAACTGGGCGCGATGTTAGTTTTACCATTG